GGTTATTCGCGACCACAGTCTTTTTCTAGCGACAGACTATATATATTTAGGTAATTTATAGGTTATGGCAACGCAAAGAGATGTAGCAGAACATTTAGACTTATCAACAAAAAGTATCTCTGAATTAATAACAAAAGGTGTATTACCATCAAAAAAAGGTAGATCACCTCTAAATGTTGATGTTTGCAGACACGCCTACATAAGTTATTTGCGTAAATTAGCTGGTTATCACAAAAAAAGTGGTTCAGGTGATATTGCAGAGGAAAAAACACGCTTAACTAAGGCACAAGCTGATAAAGCAGAGTTAGAAGTATCAGAACTAGAGGGAAAACTAATACCAGCACCATTAGTTCAAGATACTTGGACTGATTTTGTTGCAAATGTTAGAGCAAAGCTATTAGGCATACCATCAAGACTTGCACATCAAATGATAGCAACTGAAAACTATGCAGAAGCAGAAAAATTACTAAAAGACTGCATCTATGATGCACTAAATGAACTAGCAGAAAATGGAATACCTACAGAATATGCAGATCGTGTTAAAAAACACGCATCAGACATTTAAACCACCACCTGATTTAAAGTTATCAGAATGGTCAGATCGCTACAGGAAGTTATCACCTGAATCTTCTGCTGAAGCTGGTCAATGGAATACCAGTAGAGCAGAGTACCAAAGAGAAATAATGGACACTTTCAATGATCCTAACATAGAAAGAATAGTTGTTATGACTTCTTCACAAGTTGGTAAGACTGAAATAATACTCAACGCAATAGGATATTACATAGATCAAGATGCTTCCCCAATACTCGTAGTGCAGCCAACCTTACAGATGGGACAAGCATTTAGCAAAGATAGGCTTTCAGCTATGATCAGAGATACTGAAAAATTAAAAGATAAAGTAAAAGATGCGAGAAGTAGAGATAGTGGAAATACAACTATGCACAAAAAGTTTGCAGGTGGTCATATAACTATTGTTGGTTCTAATTCAGCTTCAGGTTTGGCATCAAGACCAATTAGAATTTTGCTTATGGATGAAGTAGATAGATATGAACTTAGTGCTGGTAGTGAGGGTTCACCTATTGCATTAGCTGTAGCTAGAACAAAAACATTTTGGAATAGGAAGATATTTATGTGTTCTACTCCAACAGTCAAAGGACTATCTGCTATTGAATCTGCTTTTGAAGAATCAGATAAACGCTACTATTATGTGCCATGTCCTGAATGTGAACATAAGCAAGTATTAAAATGGAAAAATGTTGTTTGGGAAGAAGATAAACCTGAAACAGCAACTTATGCTTGTGAGGAATGTGGATCAGTCATTGAAGAATCAAAAAAACAATGGATGCTTAAACATGGTGAATGGAGAGCAACAAACGATACAAACAATACAGCAGGTTTTCACATATCAGAACTTTATTCAGTTTGGTCAACTTGGTCGCAAATGGCTACTAACTTTCTTGAAGCAAAAAAGAATCCTGAAACATTAAAGACATACTTGAATACAAGTTTAGCTGTAAGTTGGGAAGAACAAGGCGATGCAGTAGAGTATGACACTTTATTACAAAGAAGATTATCCTATGATAAAACTACTGTTCCTGAAGAAGTCTTAGTAATTACAGCAGGATGCGATTTGCAACGAGATAGAATAGAACTGCAACTCGTTGGATGGGGTAAGAATTACGAAGCATGGGTGTTAGATTACAAAATCTTTTGGGGTGATCCTAATGCTTTTCAGGTATGGCAAGATTTAGATGCTTACCTAAAAAAAAGATTTAAAACTGAAACAAATAGAATAATACCTATATCTTGTACTTGTATTGATTCAGGTGGACATCATACGAATATGTGTTATCAATTTACAAAACCAAGACAAGCTAGAAGAATATTTGCTATTAAAGGTTTATCACAAGCTGGTAAACCTATAGCTAATAGACCTACATTTGTTGGTAAGAATAAAGCTGTTTTATATGGTGTTGGAACTGATACTGCTAAAGAAGCTATTTTTGCTAGGTTATCTACTGATCCTGAAACTACTACACTACATTTTTGTTCTGATCTTAGTGAAGAATATTTTAAACAACTAACAGCAGAAAAAAGAGTTACAAAATGGCTTAGAGGTAAAAAGTCTTTAGTATGGAAACAAATAAGACCTAGAAACGAAGCATTAGATACTTTGGTCTATAACTTTGCAGCTATTTATATTCTAAATCCTAATTATGATGTTATTGAACAAAAAATATTGATACAAGACAACAATACTCAACAAAATAAACAAAAAAAACAAAGAAAAGGCATAAATAGAAAGAATTTTGCTACATCTTGGAAATAACAACTATTTGCATCTAAAATATTGACAATATAGTAAAGAACCTTAGTGTTATAGGTAGATTAATCTATAAAAAGAGAGGTTTTTACTTGTCTAACGCATTTGATAGAGCAAATTACACTACTAAAGAACCTAGTCAGCTTGTGCTTGGAGATTATTGGGCATGGCGTAGGGATGATCTTGCAAGTGATTATCCAGTAAGTTCTTTTGCATTAACTTATGAGTTTCATCTTGATCAGGGTGGTGGTGGCACAAAAAAATTCACACTAACTGCAACTGAAGCAGATGATACCTATTACATAGAAGCTGCATCTTCTAGCACTACAAGTTATGCAGTTGGTGATTATATTTGGGAAGCATACATAACTAAATCTGCTGATTCTAATAGAGTTATGGTTGATTCAGGAAGAACAACTATTACTGAAAATCTAGCTAACACTAATGCTGATCTAAGAAGTCATGCAAAGATAGTGCTGGATGCAATAGAAGCAGTAATAGAAAATAGAGCTTCTATGGATCAATCTTCCATGTCTATAGCAGGTAGGTCTTTATCAAGAATGTCTATAGATGAACTTTTAACATTCAGAGATAGATATAAAGCTGAATACTTAAAAGAAATTAAACTTGCAAGAATTAGAAACAAACAAGGTTCAGGTAATACTGTAAAAGTAAACTTTGGATCAACTCAAACACTTAATGTAACTGATTACACATAATGGCTTGGTATAACAATATATTTGGTGGTAATAAAAAACCAAAAAGAAAATTCAAAAGAAGTTATACAGGTGCAAATACTGGTAGATTATTCGCTGATTTTATAACTAGCTCTACCTCTGCTGATGCTGAAATAAAAGATAACATAAGATTACTAAGGGATAGATCAAGAGATTTAGCAAGGAACGATCCATTTATTGCAAGATACCTAAACCTGATGGTATCTAATGTGATCGGAAAGCAGGGCGTAAGAGTTAGCTCCAAAGCTCGAAATGATGATCAATCATTAGATATTGGAGCTAACCTGCTTATTGAAAGATCATGGAAAGAATGGTGTCAGTTAGGCAACTGTACTGTAAATGAAAGACTTACATTTTTAGACTGTCAAAAAATATTTATTGAAACTTTGTGTAGAGATGGTGAGGTTCTAGTTAGAAAAGTAAAAGATAGTAGTTCACCATTTGGTTTTAAAATTACTTTTATTGAAGCAGATCATTTAGACGAAAATAAAAATGAAACTAGGTTGAGAAATGGCAATAGTATCAAAATGGGTGTTGAGCTTGATAAGGGTGGTAAACCAGTTGCATATCATTTATTTAAAAAACATCCATACGATAATACTTATCCAAAACCACAACAGGAATACATAAGAGTTCCAGCAGATGAAATAATACACGCCTACTTACCACAAAGGGCAGAACAAACAAGAGGAGTATCATTTATTGCACCTATCATAGCTAATATGAAAATGCTTAATGGTTATTACGAAGCTGAAATAGTAGCTGCTAGAGTTGGTGCTTCTAAAATGGGTTTTATAACTTCACCTGATGGCGATGGTTATGTTGGAGATGGTGAGATGGAAGATACATTTAATCCTACTATGAACGCACAAGCAGGTGTATTTGAGCAACTACCAGCAGGTATGTCATTTGAAAGTTTTGATCCTACCCATCCAACATCTGCATTTGAACCATTTACTACAAGCATACTAAGAAGTATTGCATCAGGTTTAAATATTTCTTATCACGCACTTAGTAATGATTTAACCTCTGTAAATTATTCAAGTATTAGACAAGGTGCTTTAGAAGATAGAAGTAT